TAATTTCTTCTGCTTTGTACTTATTTGATTGCTTTGAAAGTTCAACATTCTTCTCAATAGACTCGTCTAACTTTTTTTGTAGTTCGTCTATTTTAGAAGCTTGATCTTCAAGTACATTATATTTTTCGTCTGGAACATTTATGTAATGGTCTTCAAATAATTTTTTAAGACCACTGATAAAGTCCTCAGCGATTTCGCCTTTGATTCCTCTCTCTAAAGCAAGTTCGTTTTCTTTCATCCACTCCTCTACCACGTATGATAGATATGAGTCAACTTTTTCAACTAACTCTGCTTTTGCTTGAGAAGTTTCTTCCTCGAATCTTTTTTTACTTTCTGCTTCCATTTCTTCAGCAATCTCTTTTACTTTAGATTTAATTGCTGTTTCAAAAATAGTTGCAGCTTTTGTTTTAAATTCTTCAGATAAGTCTGATTGTCCAGCGATTAGAGCGTCAACGTGTTCTTTAACGTCAATCTCTTTTTCTTTGTCTTCAGCTTTAGTCTCTTTTTCGTCTTCTTTAGTTTCTTCTTTGGTAACGTCTTTACCAGATTTTTTCAAAGCGTCAAGAGCAGCTTTCGGCATTTCGCCTTCTTTTACAGTTTCTTTATCATCCGATTCAGTTTCTTTTTTGTCTTCTTTTTTCAAAGTAGGCATTGGATCAGGCGAACCCTCATGTTTTTGAGGTGCTTGACCAGAAACTTCTTTTGTAGATTTAGCAGCGTCCGGATTACTGTCTGTAGGTTTAACTACAGCCGCACCTAAATCCTCAGCATCGTTTTTCAGATGTGTAGGTTCAGCTGCAACAGCATTTTTCTTCGGAAGATCAGCTTGAGGACTAACAGTGTTTTCTGTTACCTCTTTCTGGTCTTTTACTGCCTCAATCTTTTTTAAATTTTCGGCCATTGAGAAATCTCCTTTTTTTTATTTTAACTAGTTATTTAAAATTCTTGTAGTACTATTTATAAAACTAGAGTTTTTTAAGAAACTTTTGAAAGACTTCCGCCTTAGCCTCTGCTAAAGCAAGTCTTTTCGCAGCTTCCACGTCACGTTTCCAAGACTCTATGTCTTTTTCAACGAGAACGCCATTGTTCCATACCCATTCTCTATTCTCCATAATGCCTTCTACGAAAGCGTCTGGAGCGCTTGGATCTGCAACAATATCAGCGGCTGTAGCTAAATAAAAATCTCTACCTACATAATTAACACCACCTCTTTGAGACAATGATCCCATACCTCTAGAAGATACTCCTAATTGAGCACCCTCGTCAATAAGACCTTTTACAATCTTACCGTATGGTGTATTCATTATCTTTGCTTCACCAATAAAATTAGTGCCATCTGGATATAGAGAAGTAATCATATGACTTACTCTCTCTAGATTTACTGTTGGACTGTCTGGATGTCCAAGTTCGCCAAAGGCTCTTTTTTTATTAATAAATTCTGCGTTATATCTTCTTACTTCTTTCTCCAAAATCTCTTTTTCATATACTCGTCCATTTCTATTTTTGATTTCAGATTGTAGGAAGACTCCTCTAATTTTGTAATTCTTTTTACCGTTAGTTTCTTCTACAAGATACTCGGCGTTTTGTACTTCTTCCGATATTAGTTTCATAAAATCCCTCTAATTCCTTTGTTCCTATATTTATAAAGGTTTTTACCTAAACTCTGCTATAATTGTGTAATTATCGCCACTTGCAAAGTTCTTTGTTGACAATAATACATCACCTGTTGGTGTAGTAGAGTTGTTAGGAATCTCATTACCAGGTGTTCTTAAATCCCAATAACCATTTCCTGATAATAAAACCATTGTTGCATTTATAGTACCGTCCCATATTAACTCAACAGCCGCTTTATTATCGTGTGAGTTTATAGAGTACCAAATTTTTGATAACTTTCTATTACCATCTTCGGTCATAAAAGTTAATGCGCTAGCGTCTATCTTCTTAACGTTTGTTTCGCCAGTTCCATCTGAAACGTTTGTTAATTTAACTACGTATTTAATACCTGAAGTATCTGCTATTGTTTGTGTTGTTACCGTGTCTGCCATTATTCTTGATCTCCCATTTTGTCCAAGTATTCACTTATCTCATCATCAAAATATTGTTCTAATGCTTCTTTTTCTATTTCATTAAGAGTAGCAACATTATCTAAAGCGTCTTCAAATTTCATAGGTAAATTTTCTGCGTTAATTTCTTTGTCTTTTTCAATAGTTGAAAAGATTTCTTTAACCGCTGTTTGCATAACAGGTGTTAAACTGTTAAATGCAACACTGTCAAATAGTTTATTGTTTTCCACAATGTCACTTACTCTTAACATATTATTGTTCCGTTGCTGGTGCTTCTGCTGGTGCCTCTACAGGCGCTTCAGGTTGTGCTTCAACTTCGGGTGTTACCGGTTCAGCAGATGGTTCTGCTACTTCAGGTTTAGTTTCTGCTGATAAATCAGCAGCTGTTTTACCGTCTGTACCATCGGCGTTTGTAATTGTACCGTCTTGATTGAATTGTCCTGGTGTTGCAACTTGTGGTTTGCTATCACTATGAGGCATTGCTTGACCATTGAACATAGCACTCGCCATGTCTTTTCGTCTTTGGTCTAATGCGTCTCCTACTTTTGATCTTAAAGCGTCTTTAAAAGCGTCACCGGCTTCTGCGTTTTTACCAGCACCTAGTTTGTCTATAAAGTTTTTTATTTCTTGATTAGGCATGTTTCATTCCTTTCATTAATATGTGTCCTCACTATCAACGACCTGATTGCCAGGACTTGATATGATTCCCTTATCTATTTCTTGTTTAATTTGTTTGTCTATTTTCTCTATATCAGCGTCACTCTGTTTCAATATATTTTTTCTAACATATTCAACAGAGAAATATTTACCAACATAGTCTCTAACATCGTTTGCTAAAGCTATTCTATCTTTCAACATTTCGGCAGTTTTTAATTCTGCAAAATGACCGTCTTGTAAAAAGTCATAGAATATATTATCTCTTATCATCGGCCATTCTTCTTCCGATATGATTTGTTTTAAAACTAATTGAGTTCTTAAAATGTCATTAAATAATTCAATAAATTTCTTTCTTAATCTTTGAACAAATTTAGTAAATTTTAATTCGTCTCTAGTTATTTCTGTTGATCTTCCTAAATTAAATCCACTAGAAGCTTCAAGTCTACTTGATGGTACGTTTAGTGATCTGTATAGTTTACTTCTAAAGTATTCTATATCAGTAATCTCACCTAAATTCTGACCACCTGGTAAAGTAGAAATATCTGTACCTCTACCACCCTCTCTACTTGGTAACCAAAAGTCTTCTAACATTGACATATAATTTCTATCGTCTCTTATCTCACCAGTAGCTGCGTCATATACAAGTTTGTTTCTGTATCTTGCCATAACGTCTCTTAAATATTGTTCAGCTTTCATTTTAGGCAAATTACCAACATCAATTTTAAATATACGTCTTTCAGGCGCTCTTGCTATTCTGTAAATAACAGCAGCGTCTTCAATCATTCTTAATTGATTAACTGGTTTGATTGCTTTATGTAAGTATGATAAAATTATATTTTTATTCTGATCTATTAAACCTGATGGACAAAATGCGATAGTATCTACAGCGATTTTTATACCTTGTAAACTAGCACCACCTACACCTCTTTCATTAAACAAAAAATACTCCATAGTTTCGTCTACTAAATTCGTAGCCGATGGAGCAACTCCGTCAGGTCTTCTCTTTCTTACTTCTCTGATTTTTTTGATTTTCCGAGGATCAAGATATTTTAATTCTGTAATACCTTTTTGTCCTGATTCTGTATCAATAATTTTTTGGTAGTAAATTCTACCATCAACATACCATCGTCTAAAGATGTCATGTCCTCTAGTATTAAATTGTAATAGTCTTAATACTTCAGAAAATTCTTCTTCTATTCTTCTCTTAATGTCCCTTCCATAAGGCACATTATTTGTATTTAAATTTACAGCCTGTCTATTTTCATTACTCACGATAGCTTCATTGATTATATCTTCAATGGCCATATCACATTCAGGATGTATTGAAATTTCTCTGTATCTTCTTATGAGATCCGCTTCAGTCTTTGCGTTCCCTTCCATGTCAAGGTGAGACGCAAAATACCCTCCGGCCGCTACAACTTGTGTGCCGTCTTCGGCTTGTGGTACGCTAAAACTTTGTTTCGGATCGGATTTAGGCTTTTCTCTTGTTATCTTAAATCCAAAAAATTCTGCCATAATTTAACTCCTTTTATTTCCTTTTACTACTTATAATAGTTTTAAGAAGGCGGTTTTTAGGCCGCCTTCCAAATTTTTGTATTACGTTGTAGTGTTTGTTTCAAAGTACTGATATTCAAACGTCACGCCAAAAGTTTCTACCTCTGTCGTTTCGGCCATACTTAAATCAATACCACCGATCTCTGTCGGAAATAAACCTCTCAAAGTATACGATTTTATGTTATTACCATTTCTGTCAAGATGATCTACAAATGCGTCAACTTGGTAATCAACTGGATTAGTTAATCCCTCGTTATCAGTCATATTATTGATACCATTCTGCCATCTTTCAAATGCGTTTCTTAATTTGAAATTTGTATCGTTTAGTACCGTAATTGACCATGACGGAATTGTTCTGTCACCTGCAATTTTAATTGCTCTACCTCTAAAAGGCACGTTGATATTTGCAACGGCCATACTTGGTATAGATGTAGCTGTACATAAAAATGCTAAGTCTTCTATTTCTCCACCAACTTGTGCGTAACCAGGAAAAGGCATTGTAACCTTAAACTGATTGGCTCTTGAACCACCGCCTGCAAGTTTAGCTTTGAAATCGTTAATGTTTGCCATTTTTTATTTCTCCTCTATTAACCTGCAACCTCTTCAAAAGAGACGCCAGTTCGTGTTGCGATGAATTGTAAAGTGATAAAGTTAATGCTTCTAGCAGGTTTAATGAAAATCTCCGCTATAAACTCGTTTCTATCAATTACTTCACCTGTGTTGTTAGTTTCGTCACAAAGAACCATAAAGTCTGTGATTCCTCGTCTACCTTGTACTTCTCTTAAAAAAGGCTCTACTATGTTTCTAAAGTTTGCTCTTGTAAACTCATCGTTAAACTCAAACAATTGAAATTTAGAAGCAGTTGAGATTGCCTTCTCTAATACTATAAACAGTCTTCTTACATTGATTCTATCAAATGCTGAAGGAGCAGATAAACCAGTTTTATCTCCAAACAATACTGTACCTTGGCCTGGGAATGTAACCACTGGGTTAATTCTTGCTTTGTACAATTCGTCTCTTTGAGATTTACTTGGATTATATGCTAACTTAACAGCGCCTCTGATAACACCTCTGTTTAATCCTGCTGGAGAAAACCAGCTGTCTGCGATTAAATCAGTTCTAGCAGAAAGACCTGCCATATCACCATTTAATGGTACAAATCTGTATACGTCATTATATCTGTCGTATTGGTATTTGTAACCACTATCTAACACTACGTAAGAAGAAGAACGGATACCGTTCATAAATGCTTTTACGTTTTGTGTTTGTGTGATTGATGAAGCTACATTACAAACATCTGCTCTCTCTGGAGATACAAATGCTATAGCGTCTTTTCTTTTTTCTGCTATTGTTATTAGGTCGTCAACGTGAGTTGCGTCACACGTACCAGCGATAAGTAAACCAACGTCAACTGTTTCCGAGTCTTCAAATTTCTCGTAAGCAGTTTTTCTTTCACCTGCTGTTGCAGCTGAACCGTCAGCACCATTTATTAAAGAATCAGTTTTTGGTGTATCAACTGCTGTGAAAGTTATTCCTGCAGCTGCTGAACCCCAATTTGATCCTGAAGCATGATGATCCATATTATAGATGTACGCTGATCTATTAAATAAAACGTCTCTGTAATAGTTTGAATCACCTTGTGGTGTTTTTGCGTCTGAAGCTTTTGATACTTTATCATAAACTTCAATTACTTCGCCTGTTTTGCCTGTTATGTTACCGTCTTCGTCTACAACGACAATGTGCATTTCATCATTTACTCCTGATTTAGAAGTAGCGTAAGGAGAAGTTCCTGGAGCACCTGACACTATGTCATAGTATTCCCAAAGTCTTCTTACGTTTGCACCGTTAGCCGGTACTTGATGTAAACCACCTTGTAGTGTATCCGCTCTAACGAAAGTAATATCGTTAGTGGCTACGTTTGTTATTTTATATTTTCTGCCATCGTAATCTGTTCCAGCAGCACTCGTTGAAAACTCAACGATATCGCCGACTGCAAAACCAGTTCCCGATGTTAACGTCACTGTCGTATGACCAACGGCCATAGCAGAGTCGTTCAATGTTGTCTTTGCGTCTTCTTGGAAAGCAGTTGCGCTATAACAAGCAGATACTTTAAGGCCATTGCCCCAAACTCCTGCTGTTCTAGCCGCCCATTCTCCTACAGACGCCTGACCAGCACCGTAATTGTCCTGGTAGTCTTGTGTATTTTTGATAGCAATTGCTGAACCTGAAACGGCTGCGTTTGCTAAACCAGTATTTTGTACTCGTACTACTCTTAATGCGTTAGAGTAAGATAAGAAGTTTGCAGCTGAAAAAAACGCTTCAAAGTTATTTGAATCGGGTTTTCCAAAAACACTTACTAACTCTTGTTCACTAGAGATTGATGTAATCTCATCTAAAGGACCTTTACGGAATTCTCCAGCAAAAGCGCCTATTGAAGTTGATACAGCAGGAATGATTCTAGTTAAGTCTCTTTCCTGTACAAGAACACCTGGTGATACTTGAAATGCCATAGGTTATTCTCCTCTTAATTAGCTAATTATTAATCTTATATTATATTTCACAACTTTGTAAGTTTTCTTACATCCATATTTAAAGCCAGTACAGATATTTATAATATCAAGAAAATAGACTATTGTCCTTTTCTAGACACAGGAAACCATCTAGTACCATATTCATCTACTGTTTCCTCGTCTTCAGGATCGGTCACACCATCGTCTACAAATCCGAACGGTGCCATATCCTGCTCTATTAAATTTCGTTGTTCCTCGTACATTTTTTGACGTGCATTTGTATTAGTCAACTCTTTAAAATAAGGTTGATTAGACAACCAACCAAATATAACTAAACACATCATTAAATCATCATTGGAACCGTCTTCAGCCTGCCAACTTTGGCCTCTTTTTGTAAAGGTTGACATCTCCTGAATAATGTTAAAATCGTTTACTACTATCTTATCTCCTTCAATAAGTGTCTTTAAATTAGAACAACCGACTTTCTTAATTGCCTTTGTCATACGAACACCTATAGATGAGCCTCGGCCACTATACATAGCACCTAATATTTGACCAGCACGACCTTTTTGTGTTGTCATTAATATATTAGGATACTCTATCTCAAATTGTAAAGCTTCTGCAACTTGTTGGCCTATATCGTTTACCTCTGTTAATATATGTGCCTCGTTATAATTCTTACAAACTTTAGATATCATATTAGGAAATACAAAAGGTTTAATTTCATTACTTCTAAATTTAGCAACAACCTTGTAAGGCATTTTAGTCACATCAAATACCAGAAAGGCAGAATAATCTTTATCTACACCACGTGAAACATCTACAGAGGCCACATAAGTATGACCTTTAATTGCGTCTTCATATATGTCAACACCTTG